ACTTCATACAAGTGGTACCGAGAATCATCTGTAAGGCTGAACCCGTTCTCTTCCGCCTTTTTCTCTTCAATATCCGTAAAAAATGACTGCGGCTCGCCAAGCGTGACATCACTATAGAAGCCTGCGGCCTGTAACTTGTCCATCTCGTTCTTTGTTTTACGCATTATGTGCGTAACGCGCTCGGCGCTCTCTATATTAGCGGCACCGTAAGGGACAATAACGTCTTCAGCAGGAATATAAATAGCTACCTGACGCCCCAAATTAGGGTCAAAATACACCTTTTTGAATGCAGAACCACCAAGCCCAAGGCTATAAAGTAGGCGTTCATGCTCCGGACGATACTCGGACATGATTTCCGTGAGTTCGTAGTTCATATCAGTACGAACACGCTCAGCGGCTTCTTCCTTATCCCTAGTAACCTCGCCAATAATCTTGGTTTTCACCGGGCCAGAAGCAGGGAAAGTCTCACTCATGGCCTCTGCTTGGAAGCGTATGGCGGCCTCAGCCAGAACACTACTATATACGCCACAGGCGTCGTCCCAAGGCTCGGTGCGCTCTTCGTACTTCAGCCCAAGAACTTCAAGGCCCTTTACGAACGTATCAGCCCATTCGCTACGACTATTAATATCAGCGTCTACTTCACCAAGCAGATCATTGGATAATGAGGTAAGGACATCATCATCAAGATAATCCGCCAAGTTCGCGTCGAATGGCGCTCCGATAAGTTCGTCCAAACCAGATTCCGGTACCAGTGTTATCTCAACACTGCCATCATCAAACGTAACCATCTCAGGATTGACAATATCAATCTCTAGCTCGGAGCCTTCCATCATTTCCCCAAGCCCTTCGGGTGCTTGGTACACGCTTCGTTCGATAGCCATTAATTATTCCTCAATAATATCCGCCACGACGCTGTTTGAAGTACAGCGGTTCTTCCGGCTCATCGCTGGGTAGGCGTATGAAGCCCCCCTGCCGGAATCTCATAAGGGCCATTACCGTGGTATCCACAAGGTCGTCGTTGCTCATAAACGGAAAGCCTGCAATCTCTTCCACAACTTCCTCAGCCCAACGCGTTTCAGGGACCCAGCATAACCCAGACCGTACTATATCAGCAACTGAGTTTAAACGCGCGGTTTTATCGCCACTACCTCGGTGTGGGGTGTACTCTTGGATTATTAACCCACTGCGACGCAATTCTTGGTACAGAGGCGTCCCGCTTGATTTCTTCTCCACAATAAACGCATCTGGTTGCCACTGCTCGTATTGTTCTTGGGCAAGGTCTTTGAGCTCAGGAAACTCCACCCGCTCTTTGACGCTATTCAGGAGAATCAGGTTATATGTGCCGGGCACGCCTATCACGCCCCCCTCATTATCACGGAACTGCCCCTCGTACATAAACACACCCCACGTAGTTATCGCCGTGAAGTCAGCCCTGTTGTGTTTTTCCGCCGCCGCGTCCAACGTGGTTATGATGTACTCACAGGCAGGAGGAGAGTCTCCGGGCCATATATTCCACCACTCACGCTTGACCATGGCGGCTTCTTCTGCTGTGGGTTGCTGTTGGTACTGCGCGTTCCACTGGAACAGCGGCATAGAGGCTTTAGTGCGGTACAGGGCGTCCAAGTCAAAAAACTCAGGCCACAGCGGTTTCTCTATGATATTGCCCGGGCTGGCTTTGTCATCAAGTTCTAATATGGCGGGGAACTCCACAACCTCATACTGGTCAGCCAGCTCATTGTTAGCCATATCTCGGGTAACCCGGCCTGTTAAGTCTTCCATCGACCAGCGGGTTTGGATGATAGCGACCCGTCCGTGAGGCATAAGACGTGTTCGTGCACCGTAGGTGAACCACTCGTAGGCTTTATCAAAAACATCCAGATTACCGTTAATTATGTCCTGCTCGTTATGGGGGTCATCAACAAGAAGCAAGTGGGCACCACGACCAGCAAGCGCCGAGCCTACACCGCAGGCAAAGTACTCACCCCCAAAATTCGTATTCCATCGCCCAGCAGACTTACTGTCAGATGCCAACGTAACTCCCGGAAACACCTTCCTATAATTGTCAGAGTTGATGATATTTCGCACTTTACGCCCAAAATCCACCGCAAGGTCGGTAGTATGGGACACCATCAGTACTTTTTTGTCCGGATTACGCCCCAAATACCACGCGGGGAAGTAGATAGAAACAAGCTGGGATTTGCCGTGTCGAGGGGGGATATTTACGCAGATTCTGTCTTTAAGCGTAGTTTTCGCAGTTTTTTTGCGCGTTTTATTGAGTTTCTTTAAGTTTTCTTCTATATCGTCGGGGTTTTCTGCTAATTCCATCAGCAAGTCAGCTAGTATGCGGTGGTGTTTACCCACTTTATAGTCAGGCTGCATGAACTTACAGAACTCAATCAAGTCCATGTGGGCGGCTTCAGCGCGTTGTTTGGCCTCCAGCTCTTCTACGAGGGTGTAAATCTCGTTTTGCTCTTCTGGAGTGTAGTGGTGTAGGTTGTCTACCAGTATCTGTAGGTCTGCAACACTGAGTTCCGGGGGGCCTATGTGCCTCTCGTCGGTGTCAAGTTGGGTCTGGCGGCTCATTTTTCGGCCTCGTACACCCCACCTGCGGTCTTTTTCAGTACTGTCAGCTTTTCATGCAGTTTCTCGCGTAGCTCGTCCGCGCTTTTATGAGTAACTGTGATCTCTTTGCGGTCAGTAAACAACCCAACGTCGGTCATTTTGCCCAAAAGCTCCAAAGCCCGTATACGAATCCGCGCATCGGGGTTCTCTGTCTCCATTATCAGCTTGTTTACGACAGTATTACGTACTTCAGCGGCGTGTTTGGCGACCAGATGCCCGTAGTCTTTCAAAATTCGGTTGGTTTCCACCAACGAAGCCGGGGTCATATCCCTAGTGCGGACGTTTGAGACAGCCTTGGATGTCTTTTCTTCATTTTTAGCGTAGGCGGCGACGAGGGTGGAGGCTGTTTCTCTGTCTACATCATCAGGTTCAACTACAACCCCGTGTTCCTGTAGTTTTTCGGCGGTCCTACATGCCGCTTCGGCCCGCGCTCGCAGGTCCATATAGGTAACGTCATCAGGAATATCCAAACCCATCTCGGGTTCGAGTCTAATCGCCATTTATTTGTACCTTCGCAGACATAAAGTCGTTCCTAGAAGTATACAAGTAAAAAAATAAAAATGGAACAAGTCCGTGGGACTCCTACCCGGGGGGTTTTCTGTAGTGGAGGGGGGTGGGGTCTGGGCATACGTGTTTATAAAAAGAGGGGGGGGGGGGTCGAAATAGCCAGAATATGTAGTTGTTCGTGCAAAATAGTATTACATACAGCAGATGGAACCAAAGCTCGCAACGCGGGGGGTGGGGGCGGGGTGGGTCTAGCAAGATCTGGCCTGCAAAAAAGCTGTTATGTAATTACATAACAAAGCAAATAAAAATTGACAATACTGCATAAAAGCGTAGAATGGTTACCAAGTCGGAGCAACAAGGCACCGGCCCACCGGTCCGGTTAAGGGCATTTTAAATTGGAGTTAAACCATGAAATTATCAAATAATACTGCTACCACCGTTATTAACTACTTCAACAAAGTAAACATCGCCGACGGCGCGGGAACTAAGATGCTGGACGCTATGTTTGCCGATGGAATCCGTGCCAATATGCTGATCCAGAAAATCGGCGATAAAGAGAATCCAGCATATGATGCTGATCTTGCCGAGTCGATCACCCTTGCATATGTTGCGTCCCAACATTTCGGCGCTGATCGTCGCGCTCTGATTAGCGCAGATATTGATGGATTGCCCACTGCTTCCAAGGTTAAACGTCGCGAGGCAATGATGCGCAAATCCACCGGCTTGAACAATGTCCGGAAATTGCTGGCACGTCGTGAAGAGGATCTGGAGAAACGTGCACGTCGCGCGAAACTGGACAAAAAGCTGGCCAGTCTGAAAACCAAAAAAGGAAAGGAGAACGCGATCGCGAAGTTTAATGAGGCGGAAAAAAAGGCATCAAAAAAGACTCGCGCACCTCGTACGCCTTCTAATCCCCGAAAGGATTTCATTGAACACCTGACGACTGCATGGCGGTTAGCTAAAAAGCTGGAGGAAATCACCGAACAGGATCGCGAAACAATCAACGCATTGATCGCCAAGCTGGAAGGCTAACATCAACCCACCTACTAAGCCTCCCCTCGGGGA